AGTAAAGTACGCCCTTGCCATCTTGCCGCCACACTGGCAATCAATAGGATCACGGCACTTGTCAACGGATTTAACAGATTCACCAATACGGCCACATATAGGACATAAATATTCGTAAGTCGGCAACTAGCGACCGCCTCCTTCCTGCGCCCGATTCTCGGCAGTATTCTTTGGCGGCCCGGCCTCGGGCTTCTGTGGCTGCTTAGGAGCCATTAACATCATCATCTGTAGCCGGGCACCCTTAGTGATCCCGTCGATAAATCTACGATCTGTAATTTGAAACGCTTCGAAAATCGGTGCCGCTGTAGCTTCGTCCATGAACAGCCAGGGAGCCTGGCCGGCAACCTGTAGAACCTGGACAAACCTGGCCTGCATTACCTCTGGTCTGCGCGGCATCATCTCGGTGATATCAATATCAACATCGAAATCGCCAACAATCATGTTGTGATCGACATAGGTCTGAAAAACCTGACCATCACTACCAGTAATCATAACCGCTGTCTGCTGAGTCATGTTGGCCTGGATAGAATCCAAGAGCTTCTTGCCAACCATCTTCAGGGCGTCAGCCAACTGGTTGCGATCGTCATCCTCCCGCACGTTCTCGCCATGAGCCATGATCTCAGCCTGAGTCGCCGTCTTACTGGCTGCATAGCCGCGCTGCTCTCCAGGAGAACCAGATACTTCGTCAAAGTCCTTGGCAATCAACTGCCCATAGGCATATACATCCGCCGACAGATTGGGCGGAACAAATGGCGCGATCGTCGATTCCAGTGGCACGCCGTCAGGCAAGTCGAGTTGGACAATAGCCATGTTCTCTGGACTGGTAAGCTGTTCATAGGCCCCATCATCCAGCGCCGACTTGCGAGCCAGAATCTTGACCGATGACTTACGCATATGGATAAGCTGCTGCTTGCGATACTTGTTATATTCGTCATTGATCGGCGTAAGATCACTGATTACGGGCCGGGGATAGAACTCGCCAAGAATCTCTTGAAATCTGAGATAAACATAAGGATCCTGATCTATCCCCAGCGGGATCGGGTCGTCACGCAACTTCTTGGCATGATTGTCTGCCAAGACAACTAGACGATTCTTTTCAAAGTCATAACATTCGAACAATCGGACTGTTTCAGAGTACTCCTTTACGTATGGATCTAGATTCTCTGTAGTTGCTTTTTCCTTCTGGGGCTTACCCTCATCGTATGTCAACTCACCGGATGATACCAGATCCTTGGTGTTCTTTAGCCTGCGGTCCTTCTTGACCTCGCGCAATGGACGTAAATACTCGAACGCCACCCAAGTATGTTGCCTGGAATCGTTGCCACCATCAGGATCTATGATCATCTGCTTATATGGAACCCAATCGACGAACCATTCTTCGCTAGTAGGTTCTCCTCGCTTGATCCAACGCCCGTCTTCGTCTTCGATCAGATTACCCGCTTCGTCGGTCAAAAATCCGCTGAAATCAGGAGTGCCATCTTCGGAAAGCGGAATCATTTGTTCATTTTTAGGATCCACTGGAACATCTTCGAAATCTGCACGGTATCCTACTTTGACTACGCCATAAGCTAGATAAGCAGCTTTCAGTAATCTGCGAATAGTCTGGTTGAATCCAAAGTTAGGTCGTGAGATGATAAAATTGAGCAAGGATTCAGCAACTTTATGTCGCCAGACAGGCCGCATAATTGGTTGGCCAGACTCATCTACCTTCGGACCACGTTCTGGGTCGATAATCGGCACAGCCACATGTTGCCAGTTATCTGGGCTTACTGGCTTAAGAACATAGCTAGGATTCCGATAGGCGACCGACGCCATACGTGAACGGATGAACGATCCCACCTTATTGATCGTTACATCATCATTGCCACTAACGCCGAACTCTCCGCCCCACTGTTCGAGGTTTTCAAACTTTTCGTTTTCTTCCCAGCGCGGCTTTTCCTGATTCCGCCGCTTGATGCCATTGTTCAGCCGCTCATACCATAAAGCGACTTCTTTGTCCTCGAACGCGCCGGGGCTTTTGAGCCGGTTGCCGATCATTCTTCAATTCTCCTAGCGGTAGCCTTCATCTCGGCCCCACAGGCAGCACATTCCATCGGAGAAATACCTAAAGAATATATCTCGAATTCTGCGCCACAGTTCCAGGGATTTGTACAAGTATAACGGATCCGATACTCGCCACGAGGGGCTTTCAGGATAATCATATCAGACAGCTCGACTTCTACTTCTAGCCCTTCTTCTGGCGGCGGATTATAAATGGGACTTTTGCCAGCTATCAGGCTACCGGCTGCTTGAGGCTTTTTGCTAGACGACACGGACATACTCCCTTTGATATTTACCTCGTCGCTCTTCCTTCTGCAGCATTTTCTCGACGTACTCAATTGAGCCACGAATCTTCGGCGGATCTGGGACGATAAAAGGCGCTGGGCGAGCATCAAAGAGATAGGCAGTCGCATCGAATATATGATTATTCTTATCCATTATCTTTTCCGGATTATTTTTTCTGTCTTTGACCAACTGACTCCTGTGCTCGTCCCAGCGCAGTCCGGCGATCTCCTTTCTCAAGTTTGGACAGGCCGAAGTTATAAAAGCCTTAGGGTTGTCAGGATCCGCCCAGTAATGGCCCAGAAACCGATGAGCAATATTCTCGGCTACACCCTGATTCCCGCGAGCAAACATTACTCCTTCTTCAAAGAACAGGTCAGCAATGCTTACTTTTCCTGATTTACGTTGCTGGGTTTTTGCCCAGATTGTAGGATCTGCCCTAATGGATCGTATACGACTAAAATACGGGCAGGCTTTGATCTCGGCGGCCATGTCCACATAGTTGTCGCATGGCTTATATAACTCCCAAACTGCATAGGCATTTCCGTCTCTATCGAAAGCCCATACCACGAATGCGGAAGGATTCCTTGTGCCATAATCAAATCCTCCGTATAAAGACATCTCCTGTCGAACTTTTCGGGCGTCTAATCTCGGCACGAAAATCGGACAACTAGGATTCATGGCAAACGGGAATACTGGATCTCCGCCCATGACCTCGAAGTCTATCTCCATCTCCCGCCGCCACTGAGGAGAGCTGATTCCTCCAGGATAGCCGGCAGAGGCTTCCTCGAACCAGGCAGCGCCATCTCGCTCTGGATCCTTGTTAGGATCTGCTGTATAATGAATCTGTAGACAGACAACTTTAGACGGCGTAGACCAAGAAGAAATTCCCTTAGGCAGTGGTCCGATCAACTCTTCCACTCCCGGCAGACTGCGCCCGCCCTCGTTAATGATATCGGCGAAATCACCAGGGTTAGCACTACTGGCTGCAATAATCCGACCGCCGCCAGTAACTGCAGGCAGAGCAGTTGTCAGCGACTTGATAAAGTCTTCTTGAAATGCCGCCTCATCAATTACATACAATGTCGGCGTATAAGACCTTACCTGGTCTGCTCCCTGGGGTACGGCAATGATCTCAGAACCACGACCGAGCACCGGGATATGGCTACCAGTGAATTCTCTTTGATCGAAAATCAGTCTCCCAGACATATTGCCCGCACCGCTACATATGTGCGGATCTCTGAGACTCTCTGGCAATCCCATTTCGATAAACGACATACGGCCACTAAGCGGATCCTTGTCGCCATAAGAAACGATTGCCTTGGCGTCGTCTTCTTTCTTTGACTGCCACATGATTCTAGCAAACTTGCGAGTACGAGCTGCCCAGCAGCAGAAGATGGACATCATCCAGGAAATCATGATCTGCCGACTCTTGGGCACGAACAACACTGGACAGGCCAGCATCGCCTGAAAGGTCCGCACGATATAGATCTTCTCCGGCAACAACTTGACCGGATTGATCGGATCGTGTTCGTCTTTAGTTCTTACCAAAGATAGAAAATCCCAGAGACCGCTATCGAGATACTGCTTTTCCGGAGTGCCCCAGAAAGCAATTCTCTTGTGATATTCGACCAGTCTTTTGCGTTGCTCTTGTGTGATCTTCTCTGCCATTATTCCGCCAGATAAATATATGGCTTGCCAGGCTTGGATAACAAATCAGCCGGGTTTATCGTCATTGTCACGGTGCCAATATCTGACCCACCCTGTCCGTCGCTAACAGTATATGTAAAGGTATCGCTGAATGTATCACTGCCATCATGAGTATACGTGGCAACAGTACCATCATGAGAAACGGTCCCATATGTGCCCTGGGTCACGGCGACTATTGTTAGCGGATCCGAATCTGCGTCGGTATCGTTTGCCAATACAAATATATCAACGCTGCTTTCATTGTCTACTGTCGCAAAATCATCTACTGCTACCGGCGAATTATTGCCTATTTCATCTCCGATTATAACATGATATCCGCTCGCATTTGGATTCCCATCGCTATCTATCACATATATCCAGGCATCATCGTCAGTCACAAAATGGGGCGTTTGAACTAATACTGTAATTGTTGCTCCCCATGACGTGTGGGGGCAAATATCGCGCCGAGTGCAGGCGGACCAAGTAGACGCATTCCCTAATTCAACTCGTGCACGACTCGTTGCACAATAAAAGTCATCAGTATTACTCCAGAACTCATCAAGATTAGAATAAGGCCAATGTGGATCATAAGCACCTCCGCCAATTTGATTCCCATAATTCCATTGTGCAATATAATTGTATCCGGAAGGAGAGTTATCTGTACAATCGTTTATTCCTGTCACATAATTTTTCGCAACACAGTTGATCCATTGAGCACCAATACCATCATTTGATGTCGGTGTTGTTTCGGTTTTTACATACCACTCATAGTAAACCCAAGTATGTATTGCCTGTGGCCAAGTTGGGCCAGTATGGAACACATAATAAACGGGATCGCCGCTATTTCTACAACATCCCTGGGTTCCCCATCGCCACGCCGAATCCGGATTGATCATCCCGCCATAAACCCATTGTAATCTAACGTTTTGACCGCATGCTGCTACACAATAAGGTTGAATTGCAGATGAAGACCAAGTGTACCATTGTTTATAATTAATTTGAGCCGTGCCGCCGCTATCACGACCATCCCACAGCTCTCCATTATATATAGCATGTTCGCGCCGCCAATATCTTGTATAAAATTCATTGGCAAGTGGGGACGAAAAAAACTCTACTCTAACTTGGCTGCCGCCAGTTCCCTCGCTCGCCATAATATTTCGAAATCTTGCAGAATTTGACCCGCTTATAGATTGAGTATTGTCTACATCAACATAATTATTTCCATTAATTTGGTCATCGTCCCAAGTGCCGAACATAAGTGGAAACGCCGGGCCGCCAGCATAGGAAATGGTAGTTCCATTAGCATAACTATCAAAATTATCATAGCACAATATTGTTGCACCGGTGCCAAAATTCGACCCGGAAATAGTAATATAATCACCCTCAACGACCGAGCCGGAATATCCAGATATTGTCGGAGCCGACAATCCTGGCGACGATGCGAACATAACCAACAAAGGTACAAGCCATTTTAGTTTCATTTAGCCACCTCGCTCCCAACGGACCAGAAATCACAATCATGTGGGCTCGTGCTATCATCTAGCGTCCCGAGATTATTGTATTCTGTTATACACCAGGCCGCAGTACGCAAAGTATTTACTATGCGCACTTCACCGATATATCCATCAAAATTATCAACGGTGGCAGAGCTGAAATCGGCTCCCATGTGGATAAGTCCAGGATTGCCGCTCGGAACTCCCGGATTCGCGCCAGACGGCTCATAATCTGCCTGAACGCCATCAACATATAGCCACATATCATTTGCGGTATCGTCCCATCTTGTAACAATATGGTGTAAATCTAGCGATGTATTCCCAGCAGTACTAACATTCGGATATGGGCTACCGCGATGTTGATAATATACAGGACTTTGCAGCGCCGTTGCGCATTGATCATCAAAACTAATATGCCAGCCGTATGCCGCCTGTTTGGAGCCGCCCATTATCATGTTAAAACAAGCGGTTATCATTGTATCTCTTTTTACCCATATACTCATTGTATAATCGCCATCACCATTGCCTAGATCAAGCATAGAATCACTGGCCCAATATATCCTCTCTCCAACTGACGGGAGACCAGATTGATCAAAATCAACGCCGTAACCAAGCAAGCCCCATCTCTGCGACGGCGAGCCATTTGCCGTTGAAGTTGTGGGATTATTGCCGGTAACATTTACTTGATTCCCACTATACTGCATATGAGTGACAAATTTAAAGTCTGTCCAGACTTCGGCCGTGTCGTGTCTTGCAGTCTCAAATTGATCATCTCCATAGTGCATATATATAGTTGTGTTAACATCGTCGCTTAATGTTGGAATTAAAATGTGGGCGATGATCTTGCCAGTATAGGGATTGTAATATTCTACCTCAGACTTGAGCGTGTCCCCCGCTCCGGGAGAAACACTTGTGGCCCAGAAAATATCATATCCCAATGAATCGGCCACATGGCCGCCACGAGTCGCAATCGCCAATCTTGTCGGTATCGAATCAATGTAGGTGAAAACAAAGTTGGTCAAATCAGCGCCGTTTTCGACTTCTGTAGAATCAATCACAATAGGAGAATAATATCCGCCCGCTGGTGAGTATGGCTTGCGAGCCAGCCAGACAGAAAGCGCCGAAAAGTCTGTACTATCAATAACTGCCGATTCATTCTCGGCTTGATCTCGCACTTGGAAATGAAAGGTGACGCGCTCGTCACCATATGAGCTTGTTGGCAACATAAAACTATCTGAGGGAGAAGTTATGAAAGACCCCGTACCACTGGAATCTGGTACGTATCCGTGGCCGGCGCTGGAATCATCTGGAAAAAATACCCAAGAGCCCCCAGATATAGCATAGTTGGCCCAAATATAGGCCGGCTCATTTGTATTTGCCTTTATATGCAAATGATAGTTACTGCCAGTAGAATCCCCAATTTGAGCAATCCAAGCAGAGCTGATTGTCGGTGCCGTTACATCGGATCCGGCATCATATCTTTCAAATACTTGTACATAATGAGTATCAGATCTAGAACTTCTAAGCGTAGACATGTTCTCGTTGTAATCATCATCTTTTAATTTAAATGCAACAAAAATTGAATCACCATCTAATTCGGCAGTCGAGCTGTCCGTGTTAAGGTAATATGAGAATGAAGTTGATGGAGTAGAATCAGCATTAGCGTACCACCATAAACTATCTGGACTAAGCCAGTCTCCGTCCCAGCTATTTTTCCACCAGAATTGTCCAAGCGCCTTTTCGCTCAAATCTGCCTGCATCCAGATATATACTTCTTCAGAAGAGCCATAAGCATAATCACCGGTATCCATATATGCAACAAAGTTGCCGCCTTCAGAACTTGTATCTGGTGCAGTAATGTCTACAACTGTGTAAATCGACCATATTGAACTATCTGAGTAAGTATTGCCAACAGTATCCTCCAAATATGCCCAGAAATAAAGGCTGTCGGAAACAATATGGTATTGGGAATCGCTCATTGCTGTAAATGTGTCTTCTTCGGCCGAATTTATTGCCATAACTCGGCCTATAACAAGACCGCGCACCTGATTAAAAACAAATGTGGAATCCGGCAACTTGTCGCCTGTCGGGGTATAGGTTTTACATTCAACACAATTATTTGTATCGAGTATGGCTATTTGATTCCAGGTCCAATTGGATGGAGTTCTGCCGTGCTGTATCGATCTAACATGAAATATGAATTTATCATAATAGCCAGTTGACGGCCGACGCCAATACCACCTCTGTTGGCCCTCATAACTGCCCGTAGAGGGTGCCGATTCAGTTGTATTATAACTATTGCTTTGAGTATCTGCATAATCCCAGTAAGCAGTATCAGCCCACGATGTGCCGCTTAGGCGATGGTGCATCCGAAATTTGAATCCTTCTGGCTCATCTGCTGTGGTAACTGATAATGGAGCATATAAAGTAAGCGCCAATATTAAGGTATCTATCTCATCTACCCAAACAGCATCGGGATTAATTCCGTCCTGCGTTGTGCTGTCTATGTTGCTCCATGGGCTGTCCCCCATAAGCGCGTCCGCCCCGCGCACCCTATAATAATATTTAGTATTTAATTGCGATAAATTGTCAAATAAAACATACGTGCTGTCGCCCCATCCAGAACTATCTGGATCCACGTTAAAATTATAATCTCTATCAACCCACACCATATAACTATCAGCATAGACTACAGCATCCCAACTGACAGTTAAGGTATCGCCACGATTATAATCTGGCAAATCTGCCATTACCGGAGCCTTCAGTGCACCCGGCGGCTCGAACAAATTGTCTCCTATGCTGTCCAGTACGGTAGTATCATATCCGGCCTGATCGAATGCCTGAACCTCTACATACCATCTTTCTCCGGAACTGCGCGGATCATAAAATTCCTTGACTTGCTGGTTATAATACCACTCTGTAGTGTCTGTCCAAGAAGACCAACTTCCGAGACCAACCTTGCTTCTGAATCTCCACCTGACGTATTCATTGGAATTGCAATACGCATGCTGAATTCCTTCTCCAGTAGTGTCTGGAACAACGGCGATCACTGGCGCGATACTATCGTTAGTCCTTACAATATCCAGGCCGCGCAATGTATCAAGATATGCAGTTACATAAGTCAAATAAAGCCGAGGACGATCTCCGGCATCATCATCCCTGAAAGAACGGAACGGAACTGTCTCTCCTGTCCCCTCGCCAAGAACTATAATTCCACAGTTGGTATCGCCAGAAGCGATAGCATCATAAAATGACTCCATGCTGACAATAATAGTATCAGTAACCATGACACTGGGGTCCCCGGTGTCATTTGCAGCAAAATTAAAGTTTGTAAATGTATCAGAAGGACTCAGGGTAGAAACATCGCTAAATCCACTATACTGAGAAATATAGGTCTCTCCACCGCCACGGCTCGGCCAAGGAGTAGAATCTCCACGATTTAAATACTTTAAATTACAAGAAGTATCTCCGCCGGCCGGCCAATTCAAATCCCCACGATTCATTCCCAAGAAATAAATATAATCGTCCGCTCCAATAGTAGAAGTTCCCTGCTGGACCAGCCACAAATCTGCCTGAATAACGTCGCTGCCAATAAAATTCTTTAAACTGTCCACGCCGAAATACATCAACGGCACTTCAACACCATTGGCGTGGTGAAATAATGTTGGATGCAACTGAACACGATCTACATCCCACTTATAACTTACTTTCTCTGAATCCGCCGCAGCATCTCCATACCAACCACGCTTGTTATGAACCGTGTCCGATAAAATCGTCATGTACGGACCGGGCGTGCCATAAGTATTGAAATAAAAACTGTCGTCTGCAGAAGTATAAGCACTATTCTTCGTGATAACAGCCCTTAATGTATCCTGCCGGTATATAACTCTGTTCTGAGTGCCCTGAGTTACATAATAATCAAACGATCTGAGCGTATCATCGAAATCGCTGGGCAAAAACAAATCGATTGAACCGTTGCTGTAAATGCGCTTGACACGAGTATCGGCGCTGTTACGAGTTATCGGAGTTGTACCATAACCGATTGCGCCAAGAGAATCTAGTCCATCTCTTCCCCAATACCACCACCGGCACCAAGAATTGACGTCCTGAATAGGACCATAACCAGCAGAATAACGGTAATCACGCGTGTAAATATGAGCAGACCTGCCATACGTCTGATCATGATAATCATATAACTTAGCTAAAATCTCGCCCTTGGCAGGAATGCTATCAGTATCCCATAACAACCAAGTACCTACGTCACGGCCATATAATGGATTCTGGAAAATAACACCTAACCGCTCCATTTTGCCGCGACGCATCACATCAACCCAGTCATCAGGATTCTGATTGATGTTCTCAACAGAATCGAAACTACATAACCAAGTACCCTCACAAACATCCCTGAAATTGGGATCAAAAATATCGTGATATGGATTAGCGCCGAAGAAACACTGCTTATTGGTCTCGACAAACGGGTTTGTCCAATGATGGAAGCCCTCGATCTGCAACAAATCTACTTCACGCAATAATGCAGAATCCCGGAAACCGCTGGTAGTGTTTATGCCTATCAGGAAGTTGTCCTGATATAGCGTCATTGTATCCCGGAATTCCTGCAAAAATGCGATACGCGCATCGCGTAAAGCCAGCTGCTCTAAAGTATCTTCAACCAAAGGAATAGTGTTCTGATCCAAATCGAGATCATTTAAAATCCGGCTTGCATGCGTAGAATTGTAATTATAAACATCAAACTCTACACCAGTTCCAGCCCTCAAATTCGTGCAAAAAACAGTGTCAGTTAAGATGTCGCGTAACCACTTGACATATTCAGTACGACAAGAATCATTCAGTGGATTATAAAAATATCCCTCGCCATCACAACAATGAATCGCAGCAGTATCGCCCACATCATTCAGAGCAATCCAGTTTAAATGATCTGGATAAAATCGTTTATACTTTTCTGCCCAATAAGGATATGTCTCTCCCTGATATGACGTATCTGCTAATACCAAAAATGCCAAATCGTGCATAGCAATTACAATATCAGGATTGTATTGTCGTACAGAATCAACAAAATAACGGCCACGACCAGCCGTAGAATCACATAACAACTCAATGTCTAACTCAAGTATGTCATGAAGCGCCCATTCAGGATATGTCGCCTGATACTGACCAGTACCGTCATCAGTGCCAGTAGCAAGTAAATGATTCAAATACTGACGCGCAGCCGTAATATTCGCATCATATTCCAGATAAAACCACTCGAACTCGCCAGGACCAGTAGGCGTACCACTAGGCGGAATCCCGGCACTATCATCAGCCGCAGGACCAACCTCAGCACTAATACCGGGACCACCTGGACCTACCCGACGACCAGGACCAATACCCTGTAAAGCAAATACCAAAATAAAAGCGATTACTAGAAAATAAGCAATGCGCAAATACTTCATCATATTATCCTAAAAGTCCCAAGGATAACAATCTACCGTATCAGTCAATAAACGGAAAAATATCGTGTCTACCTTGCCTACATTCGTGAACGAACGGCCACCATTTACCGCGATCCAACTGCCGTCTGCCTCACCATTAGTCCACTTGCGCTTGAATTGATAGGCAGAATCACAGAAAATGGTAAACCCGCCATATGACTGCCTGACAATCCGAGTAATAGCTACACCAGCAGCAGTCATGAACTGAGTCGTGTCAGGCCAACCTAAAGCAATCGTGTCAGCCGCAGACCCGTCACCACTCTTGACTACAGGTAAACTGTTCCTGAAGTCTTGGCCCATTACTGCCACCGCAGCAAGCAAAATAAGCCATACAACTAATAGTCGCTTCACAATTCGCCTCCTGATACGAATTTGCCCGCAATATGTCTATTTACCGCGTTTCTTGCGCTTGCCACGATGAGGCTTCAAGCCAGTACTAGAAACACAAACCGCCCAAGGATTGACCTTCTTGCCGCCCTTGGCCATCTTCGCCTTGACCTTCCTGACACAACGCTCCAATTTCTTGGGCATGACAACTCCTATAAATTAAAAATCATGGCGTTGTTGTCCAATTCAGAATTAAAAATTAGGGAGTTGTTATCCAATTCAGGATCCCAGATTGCCGCAGAATTCGGGTCCAGCAATCCAGCCTGCCCATTACAACTCCCTGGGCGCGAGAAGCTAAGCTCAGTCCGCCCCAATATCCCGAGCAGGTAGGGAAACCGCGTAAGCTGTAAACTACAGCCGACTAATGATGAGGACCTCACCCACCAGGACCGCAACCAAACGGCCATGGGAAAATCCAAATCATGCCAGGCATTAAAATCCAAAACTTGTCAATCCATTCCCACATCAACCGCCCTCCATAACAGGCGCAGTCGGAGGACCAGGAGGACCAAGATCAATAGTTAAAAACGCCTCCGAACTGACAGTGTTGCCTACCACATTGGTCGCAATACACCGAAACATTACACCATTGTCCGCCCAAACTACCGCAGGAATCATGTACGATTCAGCCGTAGCCCCAGGAATGTCAACCAAATCACGCTGCCACTGCAAAACAATAGGATCAGTACCCTGAACCTGAACACTAAAAGTCACCGGAGAGCCTACCAAAATATGCTGACTGATAGGCTGTAAAGTAAAACTAGGTACCATATCAGGAGCCCGCGTGAACGGCATGCTCTCCGGCGAGTAGCCACCCGTACGTAATAAGCTGTCCTGACCAGCGACACGCATCAAACTCGTGCCAACAGGCATCGCTACCGCAGCACTTAAACCAGAAAACTGACCAATAATAGACCAAGGACCACCATCAGTGCTCATCTCCAATAAATACAAAATAGGATCAGTCCCAAAAGAAGGCGGACCCCATGACCAAACTACATCAGATACCGGCAACCGGGTATACGGATCACTCGCATCCGACCAAGGACCCATACCACCACTAGGACCGAACCCAGCGACCCGCGCAATACTCGTACCAAAAGGCATCTCCACTAAAAATTGATTGCCACCCGGACGACCATACTCAGTAAATGCCCCACCATCTACCGATAACTCGAAAACATAACCAGAAACTATACCCTGACTAGGAGGATCCCACATCCAAGTAACCGCAGAAACTACAGCAGGTTCAAAAATGTGACAAGAAATTAAAAATAGAACAAAAATTACCGCAAATGAAATGATAAAATTTCTCATAATTTAACCACCGCCCTATTCACTGGCAGACGGCAATGGACCAGTTAAACGAGCCAACGCCTCAGGAATGTCCTGAGACCCCCTGATGATTACCTCCAACTCAGACCAATCCAAAAACCCGTCAGCTAAAGCCGCCGCACTAGCCCGCAATAACTCCTGAACCTCACCCAATAAATCCGCAGCCAACGATAACCGCACACCACCACTTACAGCAGCCCCACTAATGTCAAATCCAGTCAACTGCTTGATTAATGGAAATAAAATGCGCTCAATCGTGCCAATGTCAATGTCCTTGAACTCCATCATAAGCCCCCTAATGTTAAACCTAACCAGTTAACCTGTAAGGATATAGCGGACAACGCAAATCACTACAAAGACCAACCTCACGCTCCTGCCACGCTACACACTCTAAACAAAAACACCTTATCGCGGTTTTACGAGATTTTCCGCTCGCGGCACGCCGATACATGCCATGATACCTCCGAGGGATAGATCGTTCGTGATTCGCAAACGAAAGGCCCTTTATAGGGGGGTCTACAACCCTAGAATTCGACATCCCGACTTACCCCCAAAGAATGACCACGATAAAAATCAACAAGAAATGCACAAAGATCAAAAGCAATCTTGGTGGCTGATAATGTGTCATAAACTCCATCGGGAGGAGGATCCCAACACATCGCCGCCTCATCTATAGCTAAACGAACCTGATCAAAAACCTCCTGAGGAAGCAAGGAACTAAGAGGAATATCGTCCTGATAACTAGTCATCATCAGAAACCCCTTTTATGCCATTAGAAATTTTCCGGTCGGCGGGTCCTTCCTCATGTTCGGGGGTGCCGGGGTCAGGGGGTGGAGGGGGGCTGACGACGCGTAGGTGGCTGCCCCATGCCGGCGCTGACTCACTGTCTTCACTCGGTGCGGGCACGTAGTCTAGCTTGCCCTTGTGCTCTACTACCTGGCGATCAACCCAGCCGGCGCGTGCTTTGAGCCAAAAGATCGACGCGGTCGGATGTCCCTTCTCAGATCCTAGCGCAATACCCAGCAACCGCTTGTGTACCTCCTCGTCAATCTCATGGTCAATTTCTCGGCGAATAGCCTGTAGCTCTGGATCATGTGCTAGGATGTCGATAAGCGTGGTACTGGGTACACCTAGAGCCTTAGCCGTGTGAGTAAGAGTCCCTCTCTGTTCTCTGTAAACCCCTGGGAATTTCTTTTTTATGGAAGTCGAACGAGCGTTCGATAGCTTTTTCCCTCTTGTCATTATCATTCGCTTTCGCATCTATCCATATTCACATCTTCATTATTTACATTATACACTATTTCGCATACTTTGTCAAGGTACTATTTTGGATCTGAGGAAAATAGTCCTTGCAGATCATGCTCGCAGGTGCTATATTGTGACTGTAGGGCACGGGACCGGATTAACAGAGAGGGGGTGAAATCATGAGAGCACGGAACAGTGCCTCCGATCGTGCCTTTGCTCGGCAAACGGCACGTGAAATAGGCGAGGACATTCGCCAGCGTGGTTACGACT